GGTTTGGAGATTATGATGATAGTGATTTAGAAGAGATTAACAATAAAATTAACAAATAAAATAGTTAAAGATGAAAAGGATTTATTTAAGAATAAGTTCTTTTTTTATTGATTTATTTTAAGGGGTGAGTAAATTGAAAGCATCAGAACTAAGAAATAAAGGAATAAAGTTCAAACTCAGTAGTAAAGAATATGAACTTAAATTTGATATGAATACCTTCTGTGAATTAGAAGAGATTTATGGTGATATTAACAAAGCCTTTGAGGATTTAGAAAATAGAAAGATTAAAGCTATAAGAGCATTAATTTATTCAGCAATTAAAGCTGAAGATGAAAGTGTTACGCTTAAAGATGTAGGTAGAATGCTTACTTTAAGTGATATGGAGAGATTAGGCACTGCTATTAATGAAGCATTGGTGATAGCAATGCCAGAAGTAACTGAAAATATGGGGGAATAGAAAGCCACACCAATCAAGAGGGCTGGGATTGGGAGTGGCTTTTCTATTTAGGAACAAATCTTTTAAAGATGACAGAAGAGCAGTTTTGGAAAAGTACACCTAAGAAGTTACAAGCTCTTTTCAATGTATATAAAAGGGTAAATGGAATCGAAGAAGAAGAGGAGCTTGATTATATAGATAATATTATTTTCTAGAGGAGGTGAGTGTAATGGCAGCAAATTCAAGTACTGTTATAGCAAGAATAGGTCTTGATGATAGAGGATTTCAAGAGGGTGTTGCAAAGATACAAAGAGGTTTAAAGTTAGTTCAAAGTGAATTTGCTGTGGCAAGTTCTAAGCTTGGTGACTTTGGTAAATCCACTGAAGGATTAAAACTTAAAGCAGATACCTTAAATAAACAAATAGAAATTCAAAAAGATAAAGTTTCAGCTTTAAATAAAAGTTATCAGGAAAGTGTAGAGAAAAAAGGTGCTGATGCAAAGGCAACTGAAAATCTTAAGATAAAGCTTAATTATGCAGTAGCTGAACTTAATAAGATGGAAAATGAACTAAAAAGTACCACAAAGGAACTTAAAGAAAAAAGTTCTGCTTGGTATAAGTTATCTGAAAGTATGGATAAAGCAGGAGAAAAAATGAAAGCCGTGGGAGATAAAATGTCTTCAGTGGGCAAGAAACTTACTACAGCGGTTACACTTCCTCTTGTAGGAATAGGAACAGCTGCAACTAAAATGGCTATGGATGCAGAGGAGTCAGAAAACTTATTTGAAGTGGCTATGGGGACAATGGCTGGTGATGCTAGAAAGTGGTCAGAGGAAACTTCAAAGGCCTTAAGTCTCAATGCTTTTAATGTAAGAAAGAATGTAGCAACTTATAATTCTATGCTTACATCCATGGGGCTTGCATCAGAAGAATCTTTAAAAATGTCAGAGGGATTAACTCAGCTTTCTTATGATATGGCATCTTTTTATAATCTTAAGCCAGAAGAGGCCTTTGAAAAATTAAAGTCAGGTATTTCTGGTGAAGCAGAGCCACTTAAGGCTTTAGGTATTTTGGTTAATGATAATACAATTAAGACCTATGCTTATTCTAATGGAATTGCAAAGCAAGGAGAACAGCTAACAGAAGCACAGAAGGTTCAAGCAAGGTATGGAGCAATTTTAGATGCTACAAAAAATGCCCAAGGAGACCTAGCAAGAACTATGGATAGTCCTACTAATAAGATAAGAGCTATGAAGGAACAGGCTCAGCAGATAGGAATTCAGTTTGGACAAATACTAATACCTATTCTTGAAAAACTTATAGTTGTAATAAAACCTTTAATGGATAAATTTCAAGGGCTATCAAAAGAGCAACAAGAGCAGATTATAAAGATTGGTTTAATTATAGCTGCTGTAGGGCCTATAATTTTAATCATAGGTAAAGTAGTTACAATTATAGGAACTCTATTTTCAATAGTAAGCACTGTGTCAGGAGCAATTGCAGCAGCTGGTGGTGTATCAGCGGCCTTTGGAGCAGTACTTGGTGCCTTAACTGGACCCGTTGCTATTGTAATAGCAATAATAACAGGATTAATTACAGTGGGAGTACTTTTATATAAAAATTGGGATGCTATTAAAGAATTTATGGTAAAGATGTGGGAACAGATAAAGGTGAGTACATCTAATGCAGTATTAGCATTAAAGACTGTTATAAGTTCTACATTTAATGCTATAAAGTCAGTAGTGTTAGCTATAACCAATGGAATATCTAATGCTATTAAAACTTCATGGAATGCAATAAAGACCATAACATCTACTGTATGGAATGGTATTAAAAATATAATTGTAGGTATTTTAAATGGAATAAAAGGAACTGTTAATGGCACCATAAATATTATAAGTAGTATTATCTCAGGAGTTTGGAATGGAATTAAAACAGTTA